GTAACTCCCTCAGCCCAGAACGGAAGACGCTCCTCAGTCCAAAGAGTTGCTTCTGCCAATAGAGCTGCTAAATCTACTGGACGCGACACTATCAAACTCACGCCTAGCCAAGTTGCGATAGCTAAGAAACTAGGTGTGCCCCTCGAAGACTACGCGAGGCAAGTAAAGGAGATTCAAGCTAATGTCTGAAACTGATAGAACCCCTCGCGCTGCCACAACTCGGCAAAAATCTGTACGTCCTACTGAATGGAAACCACCTTCATTATTGGATGCTCCCCCCGCTCCTGAAGGTTTTGTTCATCGCTGGATTCGCGCTGAAATTTTAGGTCAAGACGATAAACCTAATTTTACAAAGCGGATACGTGAAGGATATGAACCAGTAAGGGCTGATGAGTTTCCTAATTTTGAATGTGCCACTATTGATGATGGGCGTTTCAAAGGGGTTATTGGAGTTGGTGGACTAATACTAGCTCGACTTCCAGTAGAGGTCGCACAATCACGTGAAAAATATTTCACGCAGAAGACTGCTCAACAGATGACAGCAGTCGACAATGATCTCATGCGAGAGCAGCACCCTTCGATGCCGATTTCAAATGAAAGAAGCAGCAGGGTCTCTTTTGGTGGAACCTCTAACAAGTAGACTATAAGGGATAGTCTATAGGAGTAACGTAATGGCGAACATTAATGGAGCGTTTGGACTTCGTCCCATTGCTAAAATGGGTCAGAATTCCAACTCCACTGGTGTTTCTGGCTACACACAATATGAAATTGCTAGTGGTAATAGCAATGTTATCTACTTTGGTACTCCCGTCATCCCGCTTTCAACCGGGTATATTGACGTGGTAGGTGCTGCAGCAGGTGGCACTGTTGGACTACTGGGCGCTTTTATGGGGTGTAAGTATGTCGCAAGCACCACGGGGAAACCCACGTGGAGTAATTATTGGCCTGGATCTGGAGCCGATTCTAATCATCCAGTAGAAGCATGGGTCGCAGATGATCCGATGCAAATTTTTGTAATTGCAACGGACGCCACATGGACCAGTAAGGCAACGGCGCGAGCTGCTGTTTTTGCTAATGCTAATTTCTCTAGTGGAACTAGCGGAAGCACTACTACTGGAATGTCTTCAGGAGCGCTGGCCATCAGTACCATAGCTACAACCAAGACGTTGAATTTGCGTATTCTTGGTTGGGAGCAAGATCCTGCGAATAGTGATTTTGCTGCCGCTGGTATTGGTGCAATTTGTAGGTTGAATAACCACTTCAATAGTTCCAATGGTGCTATTGTAGCTGGCACAACCGACACTGCTGGCGTATAGGAGGGTTGAGAAATGGCTATTAGCAGAGCACAACTCGTTAAAGAGTTGGAGCCTGGCCTCAACGCCCTCTTTGGTCTTGAGTATGCTAGGTATGAGAATGAATACGCTGAAATCTTCACAACTGAATCTTCAGATCGTGCGTTTGAAGAAGAAGTTATGTTGAGTGGCTTCGGTTCGGCACCTACCAAGAGTGAAGGTTCTGCCGTCACTTTTGATGATGCACAAGAAGTCTACACAGCTCGCTATACTAACGAGACAATTGCACTTGCTTTTGCTCTCACAGAAGAGGCGATTGAAGATAATCTCTATGATCGTCTTTCTTCGCGGTATACCCGAGCTTTGGCGCGTTCAATGGCCCACACTAAACAGGTCAAGGGAGCTGCGGTGCTGAATAATGCATTTGACAGCACCTATACTGGCGGAGATGGTTTGGAACTTTGTTCGACTGCGCATACACTTCAGTCTGGCAATACTTTCCGGAATGAACCTTCAACAGCCGCTGACTTGAATGAGACCTCACTTGAGAATGCTCTCATCGATATCTCAGACTTCACTGATGAGCGTGGCCTTAATGTGGCTCTTCGAGGGATGAAGTTGATTGTTCCAGCAAACCTTCAGTTTGTTGCGGACAGACTACTTGAATCCGACCTGCGTCCTGGAACAGCTGACAATGATATCAATGCCATCAAAAACATGGGGATGGTACCGCAAGGTTATGCGGTGAATCACTTCCTCACGGATACGGATGCTTGGTTCTTGTTGACAGATGCTCCTAATGGTTTGAAGCATTTTCAAAGGACTCCTATTCGTACAGCGATGGAAGGAGACTTCGATACTGGAAACGTGCGGTATAAAGCCCGTGAGCGGTACAGTTTCGGTTGGTCTGATCCTCGTGGTATCTATGGGTCCCCCGGCGCGTAGTTTGTAAGGGGGAGGGGCAACTCTCCCCCACTTTTCTGGGATTACATAGCCCTAGCGACTGGCCCAGCAGACGCTTACAAGACTCTAGGGCAAACCCTTTGTAAGGAGGTGTACCATGGGTACAACCCGTTTTTCTGGTCCGATTATGTATAGTGGTCACGGAAGTGACTCTAGTGCGTTAGGATCTTGGTTCAAAAATCTGCCCATGCAGATCAACCCCGATTATGTCTTCAAAAACGACGACTTCACGGGCGTCGATATTGATGATACCGATGACTGGACAAAGTCGGTTCTTAACAGTGGAACCTTGACACTCCTCGCCGATCACGTTGGTGGGTGGGCCAAATCCACAGGTGATGGTTCGACTGACAATTCCGGTGGCGCGATCCAGGGCAATGAAATCTTCATGGCGGAAGCCAGCAAACTCATCTTCTTTGAGGCAAGAGTAGCTGTGGCTGATGCTGATGACATGGATATGTTTGTTGGTCTCGCTGAAAACGGCACTTTTGCAACAGGCGTTCCGTTCACCGCGAATAATCAGATCGGTTTCGTTCTCGTGGAGGGCGCTGCTGATATTTATGCCAATTGCGACAGCGGCGGAACTGAGACTAAAACGGATACGGGCATTGATTTCGCTGATGGCGCAGAATCAAGCTCCAATATCACCAATTCTCGACGCTTGGGCTTTATCGCTAAAGGAACAGGCCAAGTTGAATTCTATGTAGACCGTGTTCTTGTAACCACTACAACTGCAAATATTCCTACTTCGGCGCTAACCCCTTGGTTCTGTGCTATGTCGGGAACGACTACAGCAGATGCAGCCTGGTGCGATTATATTAATATTGCTGCTCAAAGAACTACGGATGGCATGATTCAATATAATGATCTACCGTAGAGGTGAAGCATGGCTAAAACAAGAGCACGTACTAAGCAAGGTGCGTTTATTGCTGATGATCCAAGCACTCCTAAGAATGAGGCTTGGGTTGATTCGAGTTCTAAGAAGGATTCCAAGTACTCTTATGGGATCAATTCTAAGAAGGACTTCCCTCCCCCCGGAACCACTAAGTACAAGATGATGGTGCTATCGGGAGAGATCAAGGAGTAGGTCATGGCCGATGCTGTTTCCACAACTGTTATTGAGGACGGGAGTCGTTTTTACACAGCTCAGTTCACAAACACGAGTGATGGTTCAGGCGAATCTGCAGTCACTAAGATTGATGTTTCTGCTTTAGCCACTACAAATCATAATTTGACCTGTACCGCAGTTCGAATCAATAAGATTTGGTGGCGAACTGTTGGGATGTCTGTTAGAATCCTTTGGGATGCATCGGCTGATGTAGCTGCATGGGATTGTAAAATAGATGATACCGGGTATATTGATTTTTCCACTTTTGATGGCTTACGAAACTATTCAGGAAGTGGGAAAACTGGAGATGTTCAATTCACTACTACTGGTCACACTAGCGGTGATGTGTACGTTATCGTAATAGAATGTATCAAGGATTTCTAGGGGATGAGTAAAACAACTCGACTTGCACATCCTTCTAAAAAGACAAGATACATCTCCCGTTATAATAAGGGTGGATCGGTTGGTGAAGCAAAACCAACCGTAGTGCACATAGTAAGTGCCACAGCTGCCGCGCAAAATCGCCCTAAAAAGCAGATAATTGTTACGAGTGATCGGTTCAATACCTACAAAACCCAGAGGACTTAGATGGCTGTTTCTGGTTCTTCCGATTTTAATTTGGATGCCGCTGAAATTGTGGAAGAGGCATTTGAACGATGTGGACTTGAACTTAGAACTGGTTATGATTCACGAACTGCGAGGAGATCCTTAAATCTTCTTTTTGCAGATTGGGCTAATAGGGGCGTTCATTTATGGAAAGTTGAGCAAGTAACTCAAACACTTGCTCAACTTTCTACTTCTTCCGCTATTGCTACTTATCCTGCGGGAACTATAACAGCCACCGTTGGGGCTTCTACTAATTTAAGTGTAGGAGAAACGATTACGGGAGGCACTAGTGAAACTACTGCTTCTGTAATTACTAAACCAACTTCCACTACTATTACAATAACCGTACCTTCTGGAGCCTTTACGGCTGGAGAAACAATTACCGGCTCAAGCAGTAGCGCGAGCACAACCATTTCCGCTGATCCGAGTCTTATTGATGTTCAATCTACAATAGATGTTTTAGGAACTGTTATTAGACGAGACAGCACAGATCAGATCATTTCCCCAATTGGAAGAACTGAATATTTACATATCCCAAATAAAACTTCGCAGGGCAGAGCTAGCCAATACTTTTTTGATCGTCAAATTACCCCTACCATTACAATTTGGGAGGTACCAGAAAATTCCACAGACCAGTTGATTTATAATAGATTTATCCGTATTCAAGATATTGATGCAGCAGTCAATACTTCAGATATTCCTTTTAGATTTCTACCTTGTCTTGT